CTGGGGCCAACCAAGAGGCTGTTAGGATTACCTCTGCTGGAAATGTTGGTATAGGAACAAATAGTCCATCACATAAGTTACAAATAGGGTTAACTAGCTCTGTTTCTTTAGCAAATCAACCAGCAGAGCCTTTACATGTAAGCAATAATGGAAACAGTGTAGACGGAAGAGTCTTTATATCTGTCAAACATGACGTAATAAATACAGCACAAGCTCCTGGGGCTGGATTAAAAATGACAGCGGGTGCGGTTACTTCGGGAACTCCATCTTACTTTGATTCTTTAATATTTTTAGAAAGCGCTGCTCCAGGAAGTGATACTATCCACTCTGCTCCAAAAGCTATTAAGTTTTATGTAGATAATCACGCTACAAATGCTGGTAGTGGGACAAATTATGCTGATTTAGGCGATCTAGCTTTAACCATTAAGGAAGATGGAAATATCAGCGCAGCGGGTGTTGTTCTTTTCAATGACAATAATGGCATTAATTTTGGTAACAGTAACGCAAAAATATACGGTTCATCTAGTGATGGTATAAAGTTTAATGCAGGTAATGCCGAAGCAATGCGCCTTACCCAAGCAGGAAGATTAGGTATAGGAGTAAATGATCCAGATGCAACTCTAGAAGTTAAAGGCGAAGGAAATACCAGTGCTACTACATCTCTTAATGTTAGAGATAGTAGCGACCAAAGGTTATTCATGGTTAGAAATGACGGTGTTGTAACTGTAGAGCATAATTACTTCTATGCTAGTGCAAGTGCTGGAGCTTATGTTCAACACACCTTACGAGTTAGAGGTGCTCTTACTAATGATCAAGGAACTTTACAAATTGGTAACTCCAACGGCACGAATTTTAATGGTGATGTTAACTTTGATTCAAATACTTTATATGTAGATAGCTCAAATAATAGAGTTGGTATAGGAATGACTAATCCAACAGCGGAGCTTGATGTCGCTGGAGAGATTAGAGCTGAATCAAATATGACATTAGGTTCTGATGGAACCTTCGGAAGCACCTATGGAGCCATTGGTATAGGAACCACAAACTTGACAAATGGTCATCATAGAATATTCGCCAAATCCTCTGACCATATGTACTTTGCTGCTTCGTCAAGTAAAGGGTTTAGATTTAGACCAAACGGTGGAACATCAACAGCATCTGCTGGAGTTACAATTACAAGTGCAGGTAGACTTGGCGTAGGTATAACAAACCCATCAAGTAAAATGGCTGTAGGTGGCGGTGTCGCTATTGGCGCTAGTTACGTTAGTAGTTCAGCACCATCTAATGGGGCAATTATCCAAGGTAATGTAGGAATTGGAACATCTAGTCCATCTTACGCGCTACAAGTAAATGGAGCTATTGTAGGTAATTCTAAATCATTTTTGATTGATCACCCAACCAAAGAAGGAAAACAGCTTCTTCATGCGTGTATTGAGGGACCAGAACACGCAGTATATTTTAGGGGCAGGAGTAATTTAAATATAATTACAATGCCAGATTACTGGGAAGGTTTGGTCGACCTAAATACAATGACTGTAGATTTAACCGCAATAGGAGCCAATCAAAATATATATGTTGACTCTATTAGGGAAAACGGAGACGTAACTGTTGGCTCAAATACAAATGAGCCTTTAGATTACTTCTATGTTGTCTATGGAGAAAGAAAGGATTTAGATAAACTGGAGGTAGAAATTATAAAGCCAGAATATTCTAAATAACTCTTTTTAGAAGAATTGTTAATTAATCCTTTTCTTCAACAACTTCAAAGTCAGTAGGCTCACTTGCAAATTCGGAAGAATTAGGCTCTGCATTTTGTTGCTGCAAATAAGAACCAAATTTCTTGGCAAGAATAGAGCCAGCTTCAGATACCTGAAGCCCTCCAGCTTTAATAGCCACATCAATGAGTTGAATTGTCACGTTAATTTCCTCTTCAGATAGTTCAATTTGTTTATTCATAGTTTAAAATGTTTTAAAATATATATAATAATATATGCTAGATTGCATTTTTCTAATTCCAATTGATCATAGAGGTATACAAGGCAAATTATTTCCACAATATTTAAAATTAAACTCTTGGTGTGAGAAAAATAATGCAAAAATTCTTACTTGTAATGGTTTATTTTTAAACTTTGCACGTAATTATTTAGCTACTGGAGGTAAAGGTTATGTAGATACCACTCCTCCTCCAGCAAAATGGCTATTTTGGATTGATTCTGATGTAGAATTTAATATTAAGCAGGTAGAATACATGATGAAAATACCAGAAGATAAGAAATTTGTTACTGGTTGGTATAGATCTGATTACAGCGATAACGCAATGGTGGGGAATTGGGATGAGGATTTTTTTAGGGAAAAGCTCCATATGCCATTTACTTCGGTAGATTGGTTAACAAAAATAGCAGAAGAAGACTCTAATAAGCTAGTCCAAGTAGATTGGTGTGGTTTTGGATTTACCAAAGTCCACAGATCAATATATGAGCAAATGGAATACCCTTATTACCCTTTAAGGGACGCTAATATTGCAAATTGCCAACATCCTACTAAAAAAGACCAAAAAATAGATGTTAACGACCTTAGTTTCGAAGATGTAAGTTTCTGCCGAAATTGTTACGACCAAACAAAAATTAAACCTTTAGTAGCCCCTAAAATAAGAGTAGGTCACTTAAAGTCATTTTTAGTGTAATTAAAAATAGATAAATTAAAATTAAATTGTATTATTAGTATGCCAGCGAAAAATTCAGACGAAGTTTTAGGAGATCCTATTCCAAGAGATGAGCCTTTTGTAGTACCAGCCAAACCAGAAGAAACTTTTGATTCTGTATGGTTGCGTAGCATTAATATTTATGTGCCTAACACCTCCACAGAAGCTCCAACAGAAGGTAGTATAAATGTCGAAATGCTACCTTATGACGGATCTAATGAAAAAATATTTATAACTGCCGATAATGAAGGTGTGGAATATATTAATGTTCCTAGCCGTGTAAACGGTAGGAAAAGTTTTTGGGAGTGTGTAAATGAAGTCCCAGAAGTTAAAGCTGCTATGGATGCAATTATCGCAGCGATTCCTGCTTTGAGAGATTGGGCTAATACACCACCGCCAGAGCCTGATCCACCAGTAGATCCAGACTTTGGTGTCGATCCAGAACCTACTCCTGATCCAGAACCTACTCCTGATCCAGAGCCTACTCCTGATCCAGAGCCAGAGCCAGAGCCTGATCCAGAGCCTGATCCAGAGTTAGAAGAGGAGTAATATAACTACTCACCCACAGAATAAATGTGGAAATGAGGTGTGTTTCCTTCTTGATAATCATTTTTGAACATCAAGCAGGGGACTTTCTTGCCGTCGATAATTATCTCTCCAGATAAGTATTGCCTACCATTACTCTTGCTCTTGATCCAAAACGCGCCGACTTTGTTCTTTGTCCAAGTCGATTTGGGAGAAGGTTGATTCAAGGAGTTTGATGAAGTCTCTTTTTGCATGATGTGGTACTCTAGTGTATTGTCTCTTTAATCTACGATAAACCCTTTTTGATACAGGGTCAATAGGATTACAGATTTTTCTAAGTTTTTTAGCTACTCTTTGGTTCATAGTTTAGCGATGTAAGTTTCAGAATCTTTTATAAAGCCCATTTTCTTATAGAAATTAGCTACCTTGTGGGATTTTGGGTGAGCTTCTACACAGCTCATCATAACGTATTTAAATTCTTTCTGTCTAGCGAATTTCATAGCTATACCCAAAAGTTTTTGGCCTACTCTCGGATTTTTAGAGAGCCAAATATACTCTGCAAAAATTTCTTTACCAAATTTTTCATTTTTATTATTTAAAAATGCGATAACAGCATCGAACTTTCCTGAATCATTTTTGTTAGCCCAAACAAAGAAATCCCAAGCCAAAATAGATTTATCTCCAAATGCGTTAAAGATATATTCTTTATTATGTTTAAGCAAAGCGTGACCTTGTTTTTCATTCTCCATATCAAATAGAGGGAAAATGTCATCCAAAAGAGTTTTGAATTCTTTGGGGTCTAATATCCTCTTTATCATTTATTTAAAGCTACTATAAGCTTTCTAGCTTCTTTAGCTGGGATATCAGAGAAGGAGACCCACGTTTTGGCCTCTTCGTTACGATACTTTTCTTTTTTCCAGAGATCACGGAGAACATTTTTGCAAGACTCAAAAGAATCAACTCCGTGTTTATCTCTTAAAGTTTTCACTAATAGATCTACAGGTGTGACTGGTGTGGCGATAGCATCAGCCTCTACCGCTTGACCAGCACCTTGAGACTTATCAATCTCATCTGCTCCGACGATATGAATATTAAGGTAGTTGCGGACACAACGCACGAAAGCACGGTTACAAGCAATCGTTTCTAAGAATTTAGCACAGAAGCTATCTGTATTTGCAATAGTAGCATTAGCATAGTCCTGATATACGACTTCATCCTGTGTCTCATAATTCTTAGCCCAGTTTATTGTGCATTTGGCTGTTACATAGCCATCTGATAGATGGGTTACATCAAAAGCTACCGTGGAATATCCTCTCATTTTAGCTAGCTCTTTGATTCCTCCGAGCATAATCAGAAGCTGTTTATCTTCCAAGCCCTCTGGAGATGTAGGAACTGGCTTATTACGAACATCAAACCAACCTTTATTGGGATACAGAAACTCTGGCTTAATCATAGCCCTCCAGTTGACCGTCCCATCTTCGTTGAACTCGTAGTCTACGTTCTCTAGCAATCCATTCTCGTTACGCTTATATACATCAGGTCCGTAGAACTTTTTTGCTGCCTTCTTTTTTGCTGTTTTAGTCGCGCTCATAAATATAAAAATGATCTGATTCTCTCCAATATTCAGGAGTATCAATCACTCTATTATTATTGTCAAGACCTTTTTTCCAGTGAACATAGCTTAAATATTCTTTACCTCCCTCAATAATTCTTAAAGACGACATGAATCTAGTATCTTCGCTAACCTCACAAGGAGTTTTTTTATCAGAGTAATAAGGCACCACGGGAATATCAAAATACTTATTCCTTATATCGTTTAATTCTTCCTTATTTTTAACTATCATAGATAAGTTTATATCCATGTTTTTTAGAATTTCAAAGTAGTTTTCTGGAATAGAATCCCAACTTTTATCTAAAAATAAATAAAATTTATTTACATTTTTTGCTATTTTTTGCAATCCATGAGGTTGGATCAAATTAGAAGAAAAAATATTTGTAGGGTACAAAGAGCAATACTTTAAAAAACAATCCTCATTAAAATCGTAATCAGCTCGAACCATTAATTCTTGACCAGATTTTAACTTTAAAGGGTTAAAGGATGTGGGTACGACTTCTACAACAGGATTTCGGAATGATGGACCTACATATTTAGTATTAAATCTAATATCCTCTTTTTCTATTTCAAGAAAATCTAAAACAGATTGAGCTACAATTTCAGGTTTTATGCTGTCAATTTGTTTTTTAGGGTCTTCGATACTAAAACATGGTTTTTTGTCCCATTTAGGTTCTAATGTTACATTTATAGACTCATCAGAAAAAGTGGGTTTGGCATTAGCAGCAAAAACATTACCAAATATAGTGACTGTAGGTAATTTTTTAGAGCTAGACAACTGGGCTAAAGCGCTATCACAGCCCAAATGAACTAAAGATTTAGATAAAATAAAAGATTGTTGTTTAAAAGAAACATTTAAAGCAGCATCTACCCCTTCTATTTTTTTAGAACCCCCTAACTGTATAACTTTAATTTTTGCACGTTCTAAAAAAGGTTTTAAAAGACTAATAACTATATCGTAATGAGAATAAGTTTTTGAGGAAACATTAGAAGCTTGATGAATAGTAATATAATTATCAAAGCAAATAGGAAAGAAGTGGTCTTTTACAACAGGACTACTTATTTTAACGCCTAAACTTTTTGCGTATTCTTCTATTAAATGAGCCATTATTTTAGTAAAAATTCATGTTTATCTAACCCGTTATGAATATAAGATATACTTTTTTGGGTAGTCGAATGTGGATAAAACACCATATCAAAATAACCTTCATGATCAGAAACTCCCTCCATAATTAACGAGTCCTCTACCACGGGATTGTAAGGAAGTAATTTATAAACAGCTGGATTGTCGTCAATATAAGGATAGCATTCAGGTTTAGTAAAAATATAAATGTTATACTCTTTGTATTGTGACTTTAGGTTTTTTAACAAAGAATTAATCAATAAAACATCCACTTCGCTTTGTGGTATTACTATAGCTATTCTTTTATTGTCTCCTTCTTTAGACAACAATTCTTCTAAGGCTGGGGTTTTTAACTTTTGAGTCTCTTGTATAGCTACTTGCTTAAAGTGATTAATTATTTCATCTGGGGTTTTGCCAGATCTTAATTCACTTATCCAATGCTTGAGTCCTTGAGAATTTTTGTCGACATCATCGCATAAAATGTTTTTATAAATATCAATTATAAACTCTTCTTGAGAAATATAGTTATTTCTAGGTTGATAATCGGGGTTGTAATCTATGCCTTTGGAATCGAAGTCATAATTTATAGGAGGCATTTCATCAATTATTTCTTCGAGTTTTTTTCCTATGACTTCGACGCTGAAATTATCTACAACCCATTGCCTAGATTTTTTCTCCATAGCTATTCTTTTATCCTGCTCCATATCTCGAACTAGTTCTAGCTTTTTAGCTATATCATCAGCAGAAGTAGACGCTTTAATAAATTGAGTTCCAGGTTCTCTATACTCACTCCACTCCAAAGGGATACCCCCAGATTCCTCTGAACAGCTATCTTCTCCACAAGAATAATTAGTTACTAAGGTAATCATTTCTGTTAGTTTAGCTTCTTGAATTGGAATCTCTTGACCTCCACTTGTAAAGGGGTGGCAGTATACATCCATTAAATTATAGATTTCATTTAGTTGGGATTCGCTTACCCCCCTGCCAGTGTTGGTTGTATTTACAGACTTTTCTGTGCCGCAAGAAGCACATGTAAGTTCTTGCCCCTTAAAAGGAGATACATGATATATCCCACATTTATTACAAATATAAGTGGTAAGGATATCTTTTGGATTAATACCTTTTTCTTTTATTAATCTAGGAATATCCCAACCTTCAGACCAGTGGGTGTGCAGTAGCAATTTGGCTTTTGGCTCTCTTGTTTTAAATAATTTAAATCCTTCAAGGATATTAGGAACACTTTTTCTTAGTTGATTCCTAAATACAAACCCAATAATAAATTCATTAGATAAATTATAAGACTTTCTCAAAGAAGCCCTTTTTTCATCACTTAATCTAAAAAATTTACTAGTATCTAAAGACCCTCTTAAAGTTTTTACATTATTATAACCCATCTCATTCATGGCTTTCTCTGCGAAAGAAGCCCAAACATAATAATGTTTAATTTTAGGTGCATACTCAATAGCTTGAGGTAAAATAGGAAGACTATCTAACGTGGTCCAAATCATTGTATTGATTTTGTTCCACCAAGGTTTAGTGTGAAAAGAATTAAAAGCCCAAATATCTTCCATGCCTATGTAAACATCTGGCTTAAACTCTTCAATGGCTTTATCTACTAATTTCCGACCATATCCTTCAGCTCTTTGATCTTCAGGTGTTAAACCTCTTAATTCATTAGGTTTAGGTGCAGACCCTCTACATTCCCAAGGCAAAAGTTTTGTGCTAGGATCTTCCCATTGAACTCCATTAGCCAACTCAACAATATTATATTTACCAGTGTTATATAAATATTGTAAAATATTTTTTTTATTTTTACCGAAGCCTGTATAAGCTCGACAAAAATTAGAATGTATTAAAACAGTCTTTTTTTCACTCATTTATCTCGCAAACTATTATTTTTTGTCAGCCTATGTATGTAAAGCTCTTGGAGATAAAATTTACAAAATTCTAAAAGATTATAAGCCTCTGACATCTCGACTCCGATACCAAACTTATTTGCTGAATTTCTTGTCACCCCAAATGAAAAAGCAGGAGTTCCGTCTTTTTTTTGATAAGGCTTAAAAGAGATAGAAGTTTTATTATCTTCGTAAGAATGAAAAGCTGAAAATTCAGTATACTTTTCTACAGCATGAATAAATCCACCAATTTCATTTTCATTTAATTTAATAGAAATAGACTTATCTGGATCTTTAGCATTTTCAGAAAATGAACCTGTTCGCGTCTTATCGTTCCAAGAATATTGTTTTACAGCTCGAATATAAACGCATGGTTCTTGGTTTTTATTATTAGCTCCAATATCAAAGCTAAAAGCACAACCTTTATTACTAGAATTAGGTTTATAATACTGAACAATCATGTAGAATACTAAGCAACTAGGGCTTTTTTTCTACATAAATTAATTTTTAGCTTTTTTAATTTGTTCTGGGGTAGGAGCGCCCTTATCGCCTTTTTTACGCATTTTTTCACCAGACCCCCTTTTGATTCTCTCCCTTTTCTTCCTGATGTTTTCCCAAAGGCTGCTAAATGTTTTGTAATCGGGGCCAGCCATGTAAAGGGTTTTGCCTTTATCGTTTTTAAAACTGTGATAACCTTTTAATCCAAACTTTACAGCGTCAGCTATAGCCTCTTCTTTTGTCTCTCTGTAGTGATCCATAGGGCCATCGCTAGATTTAGAGAAATAATAGCACAAATCATCTTCATTCAATGGGTTTCCGACAATAAGAGAAGCTTTGCTTTCGGCTTTCTTGAATTGAGAATAACAAACAGCAGCTCTTTGTTTGCCGTCTTTGAACTCATCTTTAGAAATTAAATCGGACATACATCTGTCCATAAATTTAGCTCTTTTTTCTCCGTCTCTTGGTGTTGGCAGTGGCATACTTAAGCTTTTACACCAAAAATTGGCTCACAGATAGTTTTCATTATAAAATCCCTATTTTTATTAAAGATTTCTATCTTACAGAACCTTTCATAACAATGAGAAAAGACATCAGCTATATTTAAAATATTGTCATATCTATAGGAATCATAAATATAAATCTCTTTTATATAATCAGATATTAAATGGCCTAGTTTTTTTCTTAATTGTATTTCGTATAATTTGTTAAATAAATTTCTATCTTCAGGTATATTTCCTTTGGTGCAAAAAATTGATAAAAATTTATATTGCTGCTCCTCTTGTATTCCAATTTCGAGTAATAAGTCAATAAAATCTAAAAAGGCGTGACCCATATACACCGAATGAAATTTATCAAAATAAAATGTATTTTTATCAAAAAAGATACTATCTAAAGATAAGCTTCCATGACACTTATGTTTGCATATAAGTTCAATGTTAGAACTCAAAGATATTATCTGTTGTTTTAGCAAACCCATAAACTTTTCACACAAAGAGTAATTAGTATAACTTTCGAAAGCTTGTAAAGAATCTTTAGGAAGGTAATTACTGGGGCTTAGATCAACTAAAAATTTTTTGAGAGAACTTTTGAAAGTAGGTTTAACTGATTTATTTTTTTGAAAATCAAAATAACAATCAAAAAACATATCCATATTCTCAATTATGCAGGATCTGCCATAATTTCTTATACTCTCGTAATTAGGAGTCTCGGAAAGTAGATAGGAAACATTTTCTCCTATTGTAACCTGACCATAACTCTTAAAAATAGGCATTGTTTTAGACTTGTGATTTTTCAAAAACCCTGCTTCTTTTTTAAGTATATTATCAGAATCATCTAATGATACTTTAAGGCTGTAGTTTTTCAGGTCTTCAGATAAAATCTTAAAATTATCATAATTATCATCAATTTTCCCAACATTAATATCTTTAACCTTTAATTTATTATTAATCTTATCAAGAATTTTTTTAGCAAAGATTATATCTTGTTGTTGATTTTGGTTTTGTGGGAAAGCGTAAACTTTATCTTTAAATAGAGAGGAAAGTTTCATTAAGTATAATAATAGAAACCCCCCTTTTTTCAAAGGGGGGTTAATACAATGAGCAAACCACCTAACATTAGGCGACTAGTTTTTTAGTAAGATTAAAAAACCTTACCAAAATTCTTTTCTGCAATCCGCACACCGCAAACGCTGGTTTTTGCGAATTTACGGGTAAGTCCAGAGTTTCTATCGTAAACTTGCACGTATTTATCAGTCTCTGCCATAAGTTGAGCATTGAGCGACTCTCCTTGAGAAGTATAGAGACCAAAAAACCTTCCCTTAGAATTCCTAATAGCGCTCATCACTCGCGTATTAACTTTATTCATGTTGTTATCTTATCAAACTCTAGAGATTTGTCAACAATATTTACAGAAATTTTTTCTACATTCCTATTTTTCACAATATAGTTAGAAATAGGAACTTGGACAATGCTTTTTACTGCACTTTTTATTTTTCTGGCGTGATTTTTTTCTAATTTAATTTTATTTAAAATATATTTTTCTAAACTTTTATTAAAGATTACTTGTATATTTCTATCTGCTAATCTGTTTTTTATTAGGACTAATTCTGCTTTAATAATTTTAATTAATTCAGATTCGCCAAGTTCATTGAAAACTAAAACCTCATCCACTCTAGCTAATAACTCTGGCCTGAAATATTTTTTCAATGACTTTCTGTAAATAGTGTCATCTTCCTCTATATCTGGCACGAAACCCATACTTTTTTTTGTTTTATCTTTATGACCGATATTTGAGGTCATTACAACTATAGTCTTACTAAAATCTATTTTTCTATTGAGATTGTCTGTGAGGTATCCTTCGTCTAATATTTGGAGAAGTATATCTAAAACTTTAGGTTCACATTTCTCTACCTCGTCAAACAAGACAACGCAGTTAGGATTATTTCTAACGTATTCAGTTAGTAAACCGCCCTCTTCATAGCCGACATAGCCAGCATTAGCACCTACCAGCTTAGAAATACCTGTTTTATCCTGATATTCGCTCATATTAAGCTGGAGGAAAGATTTTTCATTACCAAAGAAATACTTAGCAATTTTTTTAGCTGTGAATGTTTTGCCTACACTAGTAGAACCCACAAACAAAAAGTTACTTAAGGGCTTAAATGGGTCATTCAAACCAGCCTTAACACAAGAAAGAGCATTATGTATGACTTTTATATTTTTTTCCTGCCCGAAAATCTCACTATTCATCTGATTGTAAAATTTAGCAAAAGATGAGGTGTTTTTGGCAATAGTTTTAGGCGATAAACCTGTTTTTTCTTTAAAAACAGCTAAAATATCTTTTTGCCTTATCTTTTGTTTCCTACCCCTTTTTTCTCCATATTTAGCCATCACCTGAAGATATTCTTTTAACAGAGAAGTAAACTTTTCTTCATCTATTTTTTCATCTTCAGAAGTAGACATTAAGAACTCACAAAAAGCAGTCCTAACACCCTCTACACTAGAGGGTATCTCGTTATATTTTATCTTTGTTCTAGCTCCTAATTGATCAATAACATCAAAAGCTTTATCTGGAAATTTTTTATTGCTTAAAAACTTGTCACATAAGTCAATAATAGTATCCACATCTGACTCTGAATATTTAACGTGATGAAAATCTTCATAATAAGGAAGCGCATTCAAAACAATTTTTTTAGTATCTTGTTTAGATGGCTCTTCAACAAATATTTTGTCAAATCTTCTTTTCATTGCCGTGTCTTTCTCAAAGAATTTTTTGTATTCTTGAGATGTTGTAGCACCTATGCATTTTATATCTCCTCTAGCTAAAGCTGGCTTTAACATGTTGGAAGCATCCACAGCACCCTCCGAGTTACCAGCTCCAATTATTGTATGTATTTCATCAAAAAACAATATAATATTAGATTCCTTTTCAGCTTCTGCTATTAAAGATTTAAATCTCTCTTCAAACTCGCCTCTATACTTAGTTCCAGCTATCATAGCGCTAATGTCAACAGCACAAATTTGCATTAAAGACATGTGAGGTGGGCTTTCCTGACTGATAATTTTTTGTACGAGACCTTCGACTATCGCTGTTTTTCCAACACCAGCTTCTCCAACTAAAATAGCGTTACTTTTGTTTTTCTTGGAAAGAATTTCTATTAACTCATGTATTTCTTGGTCTCTGCCAGAAACTTTAGATATTTTTTTAGATAGAAACCTTTCATTAAGATTTACGCAGTATTTACTTAAGTTAGGAAGCGGCCCTTCATCATCTATTTTTTTAGGTTTTATTCTTAATTTACCGTCTTCAGTTAAAGGTCTACCTGAATCTATCAAAATACTTTTAATTTGATCAGTGGGAGGAATGCTAGTTTCTAATATATATGTTTCTATGATATCTTTGGCATGTATAGTATCTATACCGTTTTTCTTAAGATACTCTATAAAATAACCTTCCATATCAAGTATCGTATAAAGGATATGCTCTATACCTATAAAATAACTATCAAAATTATCAGAGAAATCTTTAGCAAAGAATATTATTTCATTTACATCTTCATGCCACCCCCCTTGTCCCTTAGATGATTGGAAATATTCTTTATTTTCAGATGCGTATTTTTTAAATAATTTAATAAATTTTTTACCTTCGAAAGAAATGCCATAGGTTTTTAACCTTACAGCACAACTGTCAGATATATTGATTAAACATCCATAAACTAAATGTGCAGTAGTAACCAAGGTATGACCATTAGCCTCTGCAAATTTTTGAGAATCTTTAAGCCCTTTCTTAGCTTTAGGGGTTAGGTTAAAATCAGTTAGACCCATCATAATTCTTTACACTATTTAAGTTCAGATAACTTCATGTAGATTTTGTCTTCTAGAGGAAAAATTTTATCTATAAACACAATATCATCGCCTTTAGAGCCATACACTATCACAATATCAGATTTTTTGGGTAATTTTTTACCTGAATTTAAATAATCTGTGAGTCTAGCGTCTCTGTTGCTATCTAAGAAAAGACCCTCTAAAACACCACCTTCATCTTGCATCGTCAAACGTGCATATTTATTGCCATTTCTGCTGGTTCTACGCATAATATCAGTCAAAATACCTACAAATTTGACATTAGAGCGCTCATTTAAATCTTTTACCGTTTCTGCCGAGTGGAAATCGCCCTCATAGCTAAATACCTGTCTTATATTGTGTGAATAGCTATATCCTAAAAGTTTTTCTTCAAAAAACCAATTAGCATATTTTAAATGCTGTTTATTCATTTCATAAATATTTTTATAAGGTTGGAACTTTTTATGAAATGTCTGAAACCTTTTATCTGAAAACATTTTTCTATTATCATCACCCACCATATTTTGTTTTTTAGCGTCATGAATAGCATTTATTATGTCATAGCTATATTTTTCACCAAGAGACACAAAGTTTCTTTTCTCTCTGTCTGTTAATATATTAAATGTTTGAGCCTCTAAAACAAGTCTTGGCCTGTTGCTTTTTACAAAAGAATCTAACAAACCCGCTTGAATTAACGCTGACAATGTCCCTATATTTAAACCTGCTTGTTTAGCCGACAAGAAAACTTCATATTTATTAGAGAATGACTCTTCCCTAAAATCAAGTAGGGACTGTAATACTTTAGTTGAAACCCCCTTTATTGAATTCAGGCCGTATCTTATGTTTTTACCCTCTATTTTAAAATCTATATCTGATTTATTTAAATCGGGAGGCAAAAGCTTTATATCAAAATGAGAAAGCTCTTGAGATATTTTAGCTATCTCTTCGTGAGAATTAGGTTCGAATTTTGCATATTTCAAAAGACTTAAAAAGAACTCTTGTGGGTATGTAAACTTTAAGTAAACAGTTATGGCGGCTAAATGTGCGTAACTGATTGAGTGAGACTTGTTAAATGAGTAATTAGCGGAATCCTCTGCTACTCTCCACAAAACATCTCCAATCGCAGGGTCTAATTTGTTTTCTTGAATTTTATCCTCGATTCTCGCTTTCCATGCTGGCATCTGATCGACTTTTTTCTTGCCGACAATCCTTCTTAATTGCTCCGCTTCATCTAAAGTAAAACCTACCTTTACAGCCATTTTCATTAACTGTTCTTGATAAAGAGGAATACCACCTGTGTAGCTCAAAATATCATCAAAAAACTCATGGACCGATTGGAATTCTCCAGTGCGAACGTATGCCGCATAACTATCTTTAAAGTCTAAAGCTCCAGGTCTTGCAATAGCGACAACCGCAGACAACTGCTCTAAATTTTGAGGCGCAATCAAACGACAAACTTTGAAATTAGTCTCTGCTTCAATTTGGAATAAGCCTTGTGGAGAACGCAAAGAAGATAAAGCTGTGTAAATAATCTCATTATTAACATCTATTTCTGATACATCTATATCTACTTGTTTGCAAACATCATGAACAACAGAAAGCGTTCTCAAACCAAGGATATCGAACTTGACACTAAGGCTCGCGACATCATTCATATCATATCCAGAAACAAGAGCGCCATCATTAGTTGTTTGAAGAGGCATTATGCCATCTAAATCATAGTATGAAATAGATATGCCAGAGGGATGAACTCCAGTGTTTTTGTTCAAGCCTTGTAATTTTTTTGCTATCTGAAATACTTTAGGGTATTTATCAGCGTAAGATTTAAAAGATTCACTCTCTTCATAAGCGGTATCTAATTTAGCCACAATACCAAAGTGTTTAGGAATAGTATCACTTATTTGATTAACTTCCCCCTCTGATAATTCAGCCACAATTTTACCACACTCTTTCATACAAAGTTTACCACTAAGAGTATTTAGGGTGAGAATTTTGGATGTTTTACCCTCATATTTTTGCTCGATGTAATTGATTACTTCTGCCCGTCTATCATAAGAAATATCGTTATCTACATCAGCAAGTAAGCTACCATCAAGAAATGTTTCGCCATTATGTTCTATTTTTTTAGCTCTACTTTTAGATACAAACCTTTCAAAGAAAAGATCATACTCAATAGGATCTATGTTAGTAACACCTATTACATAAAGAACTAAAGAACCAGCTGCGCTTCCCCTCCCTGCTCCTGTAGGAATGTCGTTTTCTTTGCAAAAATTTATAATGTCCCAATTAAGAAGAATGTAGTCAGTAAACCCAAGATCATCAAAGATTGTTAATTCTTCTTTTAATCTATCATAATAAGTTTGTGCGTTTTCAAATTTATCAATACCTTTTTGTTTTAATCTGGCAAAGCAAAGCCTTCTTAAGAATTGGAAGTTATCTCCCAGGTCTAGACAAGCAACCTCGTCATAATATTTTTTTTCTATTTTAATTTCTGGCAATTTTACCCCAACAGGAAATGGAGTATTGTAACCTGTAAAACTGTTAGAACTCATATTTCAAGGTCAAATAATTGTTTGCGAAAAACTTTAAAATTCATTTCAATGTCATACAAAGCATCATGAAGTCTTTTGGGATCATGTTCAATGTTATATTTCTTAAGAAGAGTAGCTTGAGATGTTTTTAAACCTCTCTCTCTGTGATTTAACAGTCTATACTGCCAGCCAATAAAATCATTTTTGTCCACAGGTATTTGTTTTGCTATGGCAGTAGCCAAAGATTTTGTATCTATGATTCTATCGACAAATGAGTAATCTGGGTTTTTACCCATAAGTTTTCTCCAAATGTTTACCATATAAACATCAAAGCCTAAAAGGTTTTGACCAATGATTAAATTATTTTCGTCATAAAGATCTTTAGAGAACTCTTCCCAAACTTGATTCGGAGCCTTAGAGTTCTTGTTATATTCTTTCATAGAAAAACCTGTCACCTTGGCGGCTCCCTCTGAAACATTAATGTTCGGCCAATGAATAAACCTATCGTTACGGGCCACAATTTTGTCCCCTTCTACAACTAGCCACGCAACCTGCCAAGGTCTAGAGGTAATTAAATTTAAACCTTCGGTTTCTGTGTCAAAGACTATATATCTTTGCTTTTTGTTAAATCTAAGCAGTGGCTCGTTCATTCTCTAAATATGATTCAAAGCAAAATTCATTACTGCCAAAATGATCTAGATTAGGACAGCTTAAACTTGCGGTTCTCCCAAAGTTTCTATTGCACAAAATTTTATATGTTTGTAAAGCCTCTACATCTTGCTTCTTCTTATAAAGAATGCTTTTGACTTTTCTTATCGGTCTATTTTCTGTAAAAAGATTGCCTTTAGCAAACTTCAAAACTTTCTGTTTTAATAGGTGATCAAAAGGTAGCCCATTATCTTCAACCCAAAATGTAGGACATATTTTATTGAAATTGGGGACACACTTCCTTAAGTGAAAATTGTTATTGTAGATAAATGAATCATAAAAGGGGATAACCATCTCCAAATTGTTGTCCCATATAGAATTTAAAAAAGCAAAATCAACTTTTCCTTTACCCGTATGAGCATACGAATATATTTTGTAAAGCAATCTACAGCCATCGTCATTATTTGCAAATATAACAATTTTATGATCTGAATTGTCTTCAGCCTCAATATCGTTGCAACAAGTTAACCTTAAACCAAAAACTAAATCTATATCTCTAGAACGACACCTGTTATGAGCAGTTACAAAACCAGTCATTGAATCTTCGACAAGAACTAAAGACTTTATGTTATGCTCCTCACATATGCTTAGAATACTATCGGGACCACCATCTAACTCATCCTCATCAAGAGTCAAAATACTCTTTCCAATTGAATAGGTGGACTTAAATACTGGTATCATCACTGTCAGGATACCCGTTTTCTCGGATTTGTCAAGAAGAATGTGCGGGACATCCTTGATAATATCTCAACTCGCAGAAACCACCCTCTGGAATCAAGCTTTCAGAAAAACTATCTTCAAAATAAGATTTACAAAACTTACCTTCGGAATTGTAGACCTCATAATAAAAAAAATCAAACTTCATGGGGCAGTGCCACTTAGGAGATCCGTCTTTTTTTAATTCACCTTTTCTAGTTGCAAAACCACATAAAAGTTTGCCGCTAAAAGAATTGTCTTTTGGAAAGCCTTGGTGTGCTGCAAAATTGTATTTAGCATCTCTCTCTGAAAAATTATCTAAATATTTTTGGATTTCTGTAAGTTGTAACTCGAAACCTTTTAATTCGTCAGTTTCTAAAGGCTTCATCCTGACAACGCCAGATTTGCTAGCATTAGGATCTAAATCAAACTTAAGAAACAAAAACTCACTGACTCTGTTAGAGTATTCTGGAAAAAGTTTTTGCACCGCCAAACTATACATCAAGTCTTGTAAATTATCTGTTTGGTCCTTTCCTTTGAAAACGTCCTTGCTTGTTTTAAAATCTCTTATTAAAGCAAATTTTTGTTTTTTATACAAAAACAGTTTGTCTATAAACCCTCTTACTCTATAGCAAATATCGCCCTCTTTTTTTACTATATCAAAATCTTTTTCAGAGTATTCTTGAGATGGCTTTGATAAATCCCCACCAAAAAAATCATAAGACAACCCATTAAAGATCATGTCTTTCATAAGGTTTACATTGTCTATGTCGTCTACCCCCTCTTTTAAAGCGTGTTTTAATATCAATTTCTTTATAGACGGAACAGAGAAAACATCTTGGGTTTTAATTATTTTATTATAATATTTTTTTCTTTTTTTAACTCCGAGAACTTCAAATATAAGATGGCATATAGATCCTCTACGCGCACCATCATTACCTTTTTCTGGAAGATGAAGCTTATACTTACACCAATACAGCCAAGAGCAGGATTGAGCTGTCTTAATCCTACTAGCAGATAAAGGTGTTTGAGGTTCAGGCATCACTAAGTAATAAAGCAGTCTTTATTTCTTTTTTAGTGAAGCTTGAAGAGTTGTTTTTAACAAAATCGCAAATAAATTTAAGTTGTGCAGTCTGATCTATTGATTTTTCTAGCCAATATTTCTTTATGTCACAATTATCTAAATGAGCGTCACCAAAATCATTATATGATTTTGGAGGGAATTTTACACTTAAGGCGCTTAAGTCGAAGTAATTAGAAAGCTTTAAAAAACTCTTCAGTGCGGCGATAAATCCTCTATTTTGCCCACTATTTTCATCGTTATTTGTTGAAATATATATATGATCGATAGACCTACCACTAAGATAATTAATAATATTATTATTAACAGATAAGCCAAAAATGACAAGAACATTTTTAATGTTTTGTTCGTAAAGAGCCAACGCATCTCCTATACTTTCTACTAAAATTACTTCTTTTTTTAATTCAATTTCTTTATCAACACCAGTTTTACAGTTGAAAGCTGGATAAACCCAATTGTTACGCCTCCCAATATGTTTCCATTTTGGATAATCATTATTATCATCTACTTTTCTTCCAGAGAATCCAATAATTTGATTATGTTCATTATATACAGGAAACACCATTCTTCTATACATCTTACCAAATCCAGCTAATCCAACTTGAAAATCCTTTTGTGTCTCTTCAGATATATTTCTGTTATTATAAAAATTATAGTTAGGGAATAATCTTTCTAGTGATGATTCTGGGTAAATTTTTTCCATCTCTATTTTCTCTTTAGGGCAATAAGTAACTACATCAGTAGTGGAAGAATTAACTAAAATTTCTTGTATTTGTTTTTGATCTTTTACTGTAAGACGGATAAGAGCCTCAAAAGGTTTAGAGCCTTTGTTTTCTACAAAATCCATCCATACACCAGTGTTTTTGTATATTTTTACAGCAGTATTATTATCACCTTCTCTATACAAAGCTTGAGTTCTCCAATGATCTCCACAATCAATAAGAGTGTATCCGATTGATTCTAAAATTCCTTGGAAGTCTTCAGAACTGATCGAAGTCTGGGATTGTTTCTTGGATTCCATCACTATCTAAATCTTCATGACCATTTAAAACTCTAGCTATGTCCCTAAGATCTCCCCTCTCCGTAATATTAAAATTATTAAAATCTAAATTAATAGCATTTTTTCTCAACGAGTCTCCGATACTTACAGGTTCTACAGCCCCAGCGATATCGCTACCTAAGTGCCTAGCTTTCACATTAATCAGTTTATGTGTTCCAAACCTCCCGCCTTCTGTTTCTACTTCATCTGTAGTTTTGCTGCGAAGAATAAACATGTGAGAGCAAAATTGAGTGATCCTGTCTGATAAAGAAACAATAGATTCATCATCGACTATATTTTGAGATGTTCGATTAGTGGTGATACCATATCTATTTGATTGAACAGATGTAATCATAGGTATTACTGGATTGCCATCATTCAAAATCTCTTTTTGCACACATTTCTTAAACTTGTCCACCATTTCACCTACAACTTGCCACTCTGATTTATTGCCCACACTTTCAGATGTTGTCTTTATATAATCAAAAGAAAATACCATCTGGTTTCCTCTCCCAACTTTAGCATAATAAAACCTTTTTAAAGTATTAACCATTGAGTCAACATCCATGCCGCCAACATTATAGTAATAAAATTTTAAATTTTTAACTTTAGGCCAAACAGATCTCACCTTATCTACAACATCCTGACCAGCTTTCCTCCATTTACCACTTTCAAGCAAATGCATTGGGACACCAGATAAAGCCGCACATTGTCTCATGATAAGTTCTTCTTTGCTCATCTCTCCATTGTCAAAGTGAAGAACAGGGACACCATATTGTAAACTTACTTTAGTAGAATAATCCATGCAAAACTGCGTTTTACCGACACCAGAGCGAGCAACAATAACTGTAATATTACCAGCTCTTAAAAGTGATCCATAAATGTCATTTATCTTTTGATGTGGACCCATCATCCCAAATTCTGTGACAGGGTTATTACCACGCTCCTCTACAAGAGCTTCCATATCCTCATAAATATTTTCTGGTGTATCGTTACCTATTTCATAAAGATTAATTCGTGAATTGTATACATTGTCAGCTGCTTCTATAATATCTCTATAAGAAGACTCGGGAGCAATGTTTTTCATCTTCTTTACTATATCTTGAGAAGACTCCAGTATTTCTCTTCTTATAGTGTATTTTTTAAGTTCTTTAGCTGTCTTTAAAATATTACCCTCGGGAACTTTCCTCAAAGATAAAGATTTGATATAGTCAGATGGATTCAGATTATCTTCAAATGATAACCCTACTTCATTTACTCTTTGAGCAATAATAATTTCGTCTATCTCATCACCAACATCAATTGCTTGTTTAATTATTCTAAATATCGCAGAATGTAGAGAGCTTTGTTTAGAATAAAAATCAGAATTACTTACAAAATTAGAAATTTCCGCAAAACTTTCTGGATACTTAATTAAGCCAGCTAGCAACTGTTTTTCTAATTCAAAATTATATATCATTCTTCTTCTTCTGTTATTTCGTTATCTGGATGCTGAAAGTGGTTCTCCAGCGCTTTTGTTAGAGCAAATTCTGTCATACCGCAGTCAAATTTACAATAGATAAGTGGCTTGCCATTTTCAGATGAAACAGCCATAATAACTCCTTTATACTTATCAGCTCCACCCGATAATTCATAGAGTTTATCGACCATCTCTGTAGGTATGCAAAACTCTCCGTCATCACTTCCTTCTGGTAGATTCATAAATAAATATTTTGTTTAGTAAATAAAGATGCTTGTATTTCATCTTGAGGATAAACTTCTGCTAACTTTATTTTATTAGCTTGGCAGAAATTTAATTTTTGTTCATCTCTTTTAAGTTGGTCAGCATATTTAAAATGATTTTTATGAAAATGCTTCACAAACTTTGTATGTTGAGCGCCCTGAACTTCGACTGCTATTTTTTTGTTAGCGTTGTAAAAATCTAAAGTAAGTCTGCTACCAACAACCCTAAACTCTTCAAAGACAATATCATTTTCCCAAAATGGACGCAAAAACTTTTTTACTGTTGTCTGGAACTTACTTCGACTGGGCTTATCCCAATCAATTAAATATTTTTTTGCGTTTTTTAGGTTTCTCTCTTTTCCATACCTATCAACAAATTTCATGCTCCGATTTGTTCCCTAAAATACTTGATTAAGAATTGACACAACTTCTCGTCCTGATCAAGCGTTTTGAATAAATTATTATCACCTTGGATTTGATCAGGAAAGTTTAATTTATTTTCTGCCAACAACTCACAGAAATCCTCTGTCGGTTTAATCCATGCACCTTTTTTTTCTACGAACTCCCAAGCATAAAGCAAATCTACGATTTCTTTCTCTATCCAAATAGAATTGCCACCAGAACGATTATATCTGACGGGATAAGTTAAGCTTACATTAGATTTTTCGTTAGGAGATTTGCAGATCAAAACTTTTGCAAAATGACCTATGATTGGATTTTTCTTCTCGTCGATAGTTTTTATGCTAGGGTTTTGAAGAATCAAGTCCGATTTATATCTAGGTTGAAATTGAATTACGCTATTAGCATAATGTTGTAAAGCGTAACCGCCTGTAGATACAGACTGTCTAGGAGGCTCTTTGGAATATTGGTCTCTCATTTCTGACCTTACCTGACTGATGAAAATAGCCATGTGTCCTCTTTTGCCTAAAGCTATACTAGTCTTTTTGCACCAAACAGATGCGATGTTTGCTCCTGCTGCTATCTTAGAGAATTCATCAAAACCCTTAGGGGCATCATTTTTTGCTATTAACCCATCAACAGAGTCTAATATAAAACAATACTTATGTTTATTTTTTACATTATCAATGAGTTGCTTAATACAGGTCATCGCTGCTTCATAAATATTTGTTTCTAGAACAAAGCAGGTGCCATCTACCCATTCATCTGGCGACCACACAAATTTTATCCCAGATCTTTCTCTGATCTCTTTACCCAGTCTGCCTTCAGCCTTAATATATACTCCTCTAGGGTTTTCTATCGTGGTCAAAAAGTTCTTCATGACCTCTAAAGCCTCGGATGTTTTTCCTCCTTCTGTAAGACCAGTAAAACGATGTAACCCAGGTCCAAAGCCCCCGTTCATGCAAAGGTCGAATTGAAGAGAGCCGCTAGAAACTCTATAATCACACTCCTCTTCAAAATTGTAGTGATCGCTTTTGTTTGATTTCAAAAAATTTCCTAGAATATCGTTTGGGTCTGGTCCTTCACTCATTTAAAAAGTCTTTAATTGTTTTATTTTTGCGGTTTATGGCTCGATCTTGGCCTGACTTATCACCTATATTGTATTGCTTGTATTTAGATAAGTCAACCTTAAAATTGAATGCCCTAAATTTAGCGTCCATAGTCTCTTTGAGCTTATCACTAACAAGGTAAGCCAAGGAGTCAAACTTTTTTTCAAAGGATACAATAGCCATAAAATCTTGTGAGTATCGCTCACAAAGATCATTAAGCATCTTCATCTCCCTAGCGAAAAAGGGTCTTCTGCCCTTGTCTGGGACTTCGATTAAACGAAAAATAATTTCTCTTTTATTCGGCCCTTTTGATTTGCTCACGGGAAAATTTGCGATGAAAAGACATCGCAGTCAACCATTTTTTTGACCAGTTGCACAAAATTGGTTTTTGGTTCCCATCCAAGCTCTTCTCTGGCTTTTGTGGAATCACCCCATAGTAAATCTACTTCTGCGGGTCTGTAAAAATCTTTATTAACCTCCATTAAACAGTCAGGGCCATGAAAATATTTTTCTTCTAGCCCTTTCCCTTTCCATTTACATTCATTTCTGTGGAATCCAGCAAAATTGAAAGCCTCAACTACAAATTCTCTAATTGTATGAGTCTCATTAGAAGATAATACATAATCTTTAGCCTCACCCCTTTTTTGATTTAACATTAGCCATACACCTTTGACAAAATCTTCAGCGTCACTCCAATCTCTTTTCGCATCAATATTGCCAAGCTGAAGGGGAGTTGTTACTTTTCCTGATTCATACTCACGTAAAATTCTAGCTACATTTTTAGTAATTTTACGAGTGACAAACTCTTCTCCCCTTCTAACGCCTTCATGGTTGAATAAAAACCCTTGTACAGCATAAATATCGTAAGAATCTCTGTAAACTTTGACTAAATGTCTAGCGGCACATTTAGAAGCTCCATAAGGGCTTCTAGGGCGTAGAGGATGATTTTCTGTCTGTGGAGATTCTACAATATCACCAAACTCTTCAGAGCTACCAGCGTTATAATATCGGCAATTAGGGGAATGTCTACGGATGGCTTCTAGTTGATGTAAGACAGCCATAGCATTTGTCTGCATATGTTGAGTCGGCATTTTCCAACTAGTTCCAACAAAAGAATTTGCTGCAAAATTTATAAAGTAGTCAGGTTTATGTTCAGCCATGACTCTTTCTGTATTTTGAGGGTCTGAAACATCTAAATCAATCAAGAAGAACCTATCGTTATCTTCTAAGTGTTTAATATTTTTGTGATTCTTAACACTAAGTCTCCTAGCTCCTCCAATAATTGTATGTTCTGTATGATTTAAAAGATAGTCAGCCATAAGACTGCCATCTTGACCAGTGACTCCTGTAATAATAATTTTTTTCATATTAATTAGTTGATCCGAAAATTCTGATAACCCAAGGATCTTCGTCTTTAAAGACAGCTAACCCTTTAGATTCTTGAATTTCGTATTTAAAATTTAATTTTTGCAATTTATATTCAATGGATTTTTTATTAATAAATCTCCTATAGTGATCTCCCTCAAATACGCCTTTGTCAGATCTAGCTTCGACAAAGAACTTTTTAGAGTTTTCTTTTACATAGTCCCAGAAAATATCCTCGATATCTTCTGGAATCGCATGAATAAAAAATCTACTATAAATATAATCACACTTAATATCTATTAAATTTTCTATATCGCTTTTTATAAAAAAAACACCATTTGATGCAAATTTATCTTGGGAATTGCTATCCACGGCTATAACAGAATTGTTTATAGCCAAAAAATTAGCGTCTCTACAATTGCCACATCCAATTTCTAAAACTCTAGATCCAACATTTATCATTGGATTACATGCGACTGCGAAACTAGAAGGTTTATTAGGGGCAGTCTTATTTTTATAAAACAGCTTCCAATAATTGTCTTTATTCTCTAATAAACTCATTTTTAACTTGATGCTGATATCCCCTTTACGGGAGTTCTCCAGTTCTCTCCATATTTTTCTATAAGGTAGTCTTCGATGTTTGAAATAGTTTCAAACTCCTCTCCTAAAAATTCTATTGCTTCAGTAGGAAAATATTTTTTCTTTAATCTGTAATTATATTCCCATCCAAGCAAAGACCTATACTCATCTCCATCCATAGTAAATGGATAGATGTCCATGTAAATATCCCCTTTTTGTAAAGAATAACCCCTATCTTTGAAAAACTTAATGTTCTTTTCTGCAAAGATGCCCTGCAAAACTAAATCTTCTAAATCATTTTTAGAATCTGAAAAAATTCCAATATCGATATCTTTATCATGTTTAATAAAATCTTTTTCTCTATAAGCTCCAAGCAAAGTGCCAAATAACAAAAAATAATTAATGTTTTTTTTATTCAAAATGTCTCTAACTTCAATTAGAAATTCCTTACACTTTTGAGAATTTAAGTCATTATTATATACAGAAGAGTGAAAAGATAAAAAGTCTTGTTCACAAAATATATCGTTTTTATTTTTTTCAGAATTTTTCATATTCTATAGGTCTATAACCATTTTTAATACAATGTTGCAACACTTCTTTAAATCTTGGTCCTCTAGTTGGATCAGTTGATATTGCTACGTTATCTACTCCGAACTTATAGCCTAACTGTGGGTGACTTCCCCATATTGAAATATCATCCACTGGGTGTGGGGGAACAAAACAAGATAGCCCCAAATATTTTTGAATAGCGTATGCAAAATAAACATCATCACCGAACCTTTTCAGGAAATCAGGGACATTGCCAGCCTCCTTCCAAAAAGCTCCCAATAAATCTCTATGAAAAAACCAAGAATGACCCACAAAGTCTACTTTTTGAATCTCTTTGTTAGGACTTACCCATCCGTATCTACTGACATTTTGATACTCTGTATCATGAAATATAACGCCGTAAGGCCCATACAATCCATTTTGTTTATTTTCGATACAATCTATACAGCTTTGGAAATAATTTTCTTGAGGAATAGTGTCGTCATCTATCACGCAAATATATTCAGAAGATGAATTTAATGCGTGAACAAACCTTCCCCATATCCCAAAATCTTTAGTATTTTCAGTTATCTCTAACTCATCTAAACCATCATAATTAAATTCATATTCTTTCTGATTTGTTTTCCATAATAAAACCTCCTTTGGCTTTATGGATTGACCCATCAAAGATTCATATTGAAGTTTTAGGGTATGAGGTCTTTTAAACCCATTTAAAATGACTGATATAGACTTCATTGACTTAAAAAATTAATTTTATGGAGATCAAAATCCCCCCACAAGCTATTATAAAGGTTTTTAGATAATTTCAAATGTTTAAATTCAGACCAGTCATCAATAATTAAGATAGGTATGCCTAGCTTTTTAAATTCTTCTACTCCATGCCAGCGAGTTACAATAGGTATGCTCTTCATATAAAGAGCCTCCCAAGTTTTATGACAATCGACCCCGTTTCCGACTGGAGATAAAGTAAAATAAGAACTAGCCATGTCTGTCAAATATCTTTCTTGAGTTGATTCAACAAAGTTATCATGATCTTTTATAGAAGCCGCATTTGGATAATTTTTTTCTAACTGTAAATTGTATGGAAAACCTATTTTATCTAAACAATCTTGTCTTGCGAGTGGATTAGTAGAAATATTAAAGTTTACATATACATTTTGAAATTTATTTATTTTTTTAGATTGTATTTCCCTAAATCTATCTTGGTTGCCATGAGACCATTTAGGGTTAGCTATTCCAATGGGTATCGGTTTTACCTTTGGATGATCAACCATCAAATTTTGCGTATACCATTTTTCAATATTTGGAAATAAATTTAACACATATTCTATTTCTGTAGAACCAAAATTTATGTCAGAATTATGTGTAACTAAAATAAATTCATCAGGTAATTTTATAGAGCCTATTGTGCAATAAGTTTTAAACAAAGATAAGTGTTCTGGTTTACAGAATACATAATTATTATCTAAAGAAGTATCTTCTTTAGGAAGAAATTCAGGAGTTCTAGGATCTTTGTAACTACTTAATTGTAGCATACAATGATGTTTAAAGTAAGTCCCACAAACAAAATTCATTTTAATGCCCTTTCCCAAAATATAGATGTAGCGCGACCACACTCTTCTTTAAATTTGTCGTATCCGACTTTCTCAAACTCTAAGTAAGATCCAATTTTAGAATTATTACCTATAATATCTTTTACTCCGCACAATAAAGCTTCTGCTATCATTCTACAAAAAGGTTCGTTTACAACTGGAGAGTGAAAAACAGCATTTGATTTTTGGAAAACAGACGCTGTTTCAGAATGTTTTATATGACCGTTAAATTTTATATTTTTATAATTATTAAAATGATTTTTAATATTGAAATCTCCCCACCCAAAAATATCTATATTCCTATGTGGATTGTCTTTAGCAAATTTAACTAGGTTATTCATGCCCTTTAAAGGATGTAAATAACCGCAATAAACCACATCATATTCTTTATCACAGTCGCTTGTTGTAAAAATATTTACATCTATTGGATCATAAACTATCTCCACATTGTGAAAGTAATTTCCGTAAAGATGTTTAAAAAAATTGTAGTGATAGTCACTTAAAAAAAAATTCTTTTTAGAATTAGAGAATAAAAGTTCTCGGCTTTTATCGTCTAAGTAACTGCAAGAATCATGTTCTAACCTAATAGAGTTTGGACATTTAATAATCAAAGGTATTTTGTCGGGAGATATTTTACTAATAGCCTCTAAATTAGAATTAACTATCAAATCATAAGACGATAAAAAATCAGTAGCTGATGATTTGTAATGGTGTTCTTTTATATCAAGACCCAATTCCCTACCTTTATCAATAAGCAATTTATTGCTTACTTGAGCGCCTCCCTGTCTTTGGTCTAATGTGAAATCTGATATGAACAATACTCTCATGCAAATGCATGATTATATCTTATAATTCATCTTCTTCAACAACTTGTTTTATGTCAGATAAAAACGGAAAAGAGTTTAAAAGGTCTTGTTGATCAGCAAAAGTAGCATCATCCCAACCCCATTCACTTAAAACTTCCTCATCATCCCAAGCTACAGCCTCACTAGAGGTCATTTTACTAACTGGCTTTTTACTCCAAAATCTGCAAGACCAATATCTAGCTTTATGCTTTGGACCTGGGTTTGTATCGCATTGATGACGCGCTCTAAAGTTTCTGCGCCTATCTGGGTCATCCCGTTTGATTTCCATGTTTGGGTCACCAAACTTAACCATCACGGTGTTACCTTTAGGATTTTTGACGTAAACTCCAAATTTTTTTTTAGAGCCAGATGGCAATCTGAACGGCTTATTTAAAGTTTTTTTTTCTGCCTCTGAATAATCTATATCCTCTATTTCTGAATTCATCTCATCTTCAGAAGCGCCAACACGTAACAAATCAATCTTCGCTAAACCAAAATCAACTTCATCAAAATCAACATAAGCCTCTCCGACTGGCTCATTGTAATACTCTTCGCTACCTCTAGCTATGTCTCCATCAGCAGCCCTGTAAGATTTTTTTACTTTACCTCCGCGAACCATTCTTAAAAACGTATTAACGCGAGCCATTGCCCATTGACCTCTGCTTTTACCAGGTCTATGACTACTTGAGAATGCTCCAGCACCTCTCCTATATACTTTTTTTAGCTGACCTAGGGTAACTTTTTTAGAATGCTTGGAGTTGTGTTCTTTAACTTTATTTTTAAGAGAGGTGATTACTTTTGCTGAAAAAGTAATTGATGGGGCTTTTTTACCTCCCCCAGCAGATCCTTTTGGGTTCTTTTTAGAGCCTTTTTTACGTTCTGAAGGTTTAGCTGGAGTCTGCGCTCCGCTTTTACGCCCAGGTCTTTTAGCAGCCTGTGACTCTAAGAACTCTTTAGCTTGATCTGAAAAGTCGTATTCCATCAAAAATTAATTACACTTTTAAATATTAAAAATGAATATTTATCCCTCGCAAGAGGAACAATTTAAGATAGATCTAGCTAATTCTTGACTGGGATTAGCGCTTCTTTGGTAGTAAAAGCTTTTGACTCCTTGCTCCCACCCAAAAATAAGTAACTCACTAACTTGTTTTGGTGGGCATTTAGGAGAAATCATAACATTTAAACTTTGTCCTTGATCAATAAACTTTTGTCTTTGAGCAGCTTGAATTACAATTTCTTTTTGAGATATTTCGCCAAAAGTTTTAAATACCGCTTTTTCTTCGTCAGAAAGAAAATCTAAATGCTGAACAGATCCACCTTTAACCAGAATAGATTTCCAAGTAGTTTGAGTGTTCTTTTTCTTCTCTTCAAGTAATTGTTCTAGATAAGGGTTTTTGTAAGTAAACTTACCTTTGGCTAAATCTTTAGTAAAATAGTTACTATTGAGTGGCTCGATAGATGGTGAGACTTGTCCCAAAATGAAAGAGCTAGAGGTCGTAGGAGCAATGGCCATTGTAGTCATATTTCTTTTCCCATATCCTTTTAAATGCTCTGGTTCTTCAAACAAAATAGCTAACTCTTTCGTGGCTTTGTCACACTTTTCTGAAATAGATTTGTGGATTTCAGAATTTAAAAACTTAGCATCCATGCTTTCAAATGAAATCATTTTAGATTGCAAATAAGAATGCCACCCCAATACGCCTAAACCCAAAGCTCTCTGCCTTTTAGCAAAATTGTGAGATGAGCGCATAAATGGAATGTCCTCGGTTTTATTGACATATTCTTCCATTACTGCATCCAGAAAATATGTAAGAGTTTCTACGGCATCAGTTTCTTTTATCTCGTCCCATTTCAAAAGATTGAGAGACGATAAACAACAGACAAAAGATTCGTCCTCTGAAGAGTGCAGAAATATTTCACTGCAAAGATTAGAAGCGTGAATTTTAAGATCCTTATCTCTATAGGCGATAGGAGCGTTCATGTTAGCAGTGTCTGTAAAGAAAATATAAGGATAGCCCGTTTCAAACCTTTTCTTGACTATGCTAGCCCAAGTAGATCTTTTCTTTTTATCTCCACCAATCATAGATCTCATCCACTCATCAGTAATACAAACAGCAAAAGACATTTCTTGAATTGGATTACCTTCAGATCTAATCCTAAGAAACTCGTTAATATCGGGATGATCTACTGGCAAATAAGCAGCGAAAGACCCTCTCCTTACGTTGCTTTGAGACACAACAGATGTGACCTTATCAAAAAGCTCCATAAAGTGGACAGGACCACTAGATGTGCCGCCAGCAGATATGTCTGCTCCCCTTGATCTTAAAGCACCAAAATAAGCTGATGTCCCAGAGCCGTGCTTAGTTTGCATGCCCACTTCAGCCTGTTTGTCTAAAATCGCATCCATGCGATCTTCAATATAGACTCCATTACAAGATATTGGAAGACCTCTTTCTCTACCAAAATTAGCCCAAATAGGACTAGATAAAGAATAAAAACCTTTAGAAAGATAGTCTTCGAATTTATCTGCGAAACCTTTTATCTTAAGAGATTTTTCAGCAGCTAAAGCAATATCATGGCCTCTCTGTTCTGCTGTTTCTCCAGCTTGTAAATACCCTCTTTTTAAAAAATCGCGAGCGTCCTTATTAAGCCATTTATATTTTTTCATTAAAAAAGATCTTCAGCATCAAATGTTTGAGAATTTTTAGAATATTCCACTGGTCTAGAGTGGAAAAAATCAGTGGCATTATTGCCCATCAATTCTTCTTCGAACCACATTGTATCTTCCAACAATGAAGTGTCAACATCAAACGCTGAATGAAAACCGATTTTTTCTAGAGAGTCATTAATTCTATTTTTAATAAACTCTTTTAGAATATCGGCATTCAAACCTTTTTCATTAAACCCATTTACCATCCAATCAACAATTTTACTTTCTGAAACAAAGGCAGCTTTAGCTTCACTCGAAATTCTTTCTTCTAACTCCTCATCAAAAAGTTCGGGATGCTCGCTACGAATTGTGTTGATTATTTTGATACCTGCCAACGCATGAATATTTTCTTCGTTACGTGTATATTTAACTTGTTGCCCTGTATCTTTTAGAACATTTCTGTAACGGTTAAACCAGTTGACGATATAAAACTGACTAAACAAAGACACATTCTCTACAAAAAGCGTAAAAAGAATAATTGAGTAGACATACTGCTTTTTAGAATCCTTGTAAAACTTGTGATTATACTTACGGAGATATTTAACTCTACCCTCTATGAAATCAAGCTCAAGATTTTTTTCGAATATATCTTCCAATCCTAAAACTTTAAGAAGCCTTTCATAAGCATTATTGTGGATGACTTCGATATTAGCCATAACATAGCCTAAATCAGTCAAACTTGGATGTGGTAAATTGTCTCCCAACTTACTCCAAAACTTTTTAACAGCGACCTCGATCTGACCAATTGCAGAGAGAGTCCTAATAACCATCTCTTTCTCGTCATCCGTTAAATTGACATTAAAATCCTGAATATCACTACTGAAACTAAATTCTTTATCGGTCCAAAAACCGTTATGCATTGCCTCAATAAACTCCTGCGCCCAAGGATAATGGTCGGGCTTCCTCGATACTTGTTCTTCAAAAATCATGGTTAAAGGATTTTACACATACCATCGAATCAAAGCAATGTCAAAGACAAAATTTAGGAAAAATTTTTTTTGTTGACAAAATATTGTCTATACGTATAATAACCGTGAAACGGGATAAACGTAATTCTTACCTATAACGGTATAGATTAAGTAAAACGTATTACTTAAGTGTATACGTTTTATAAATAAATTATAAAATAATATCAGATTTTAATTTCTGTGGAAAAAGGAAATAAAGAAGATACAATGGGGTCAATGGAAAGCGACCTGACATTAATATCTAAAATACAGGAAGACAACACTGACCAGAAAAGCCTAATAGCTTTAGTAGATAGGCATTCTGGCATATTCCATACGATGGTTAATCATTTTATGTCAAGTCCTCAATGCGCTTTGGACAAAAATTTGATTATTGAGGATAAAGAGATTACAATATACAATTCGGCTTTAAACTATGATCCTTCTAGAAACACTAAATTTTCTACTCATTTAGCTAACCAAACTAAATGGAAGTGCCTCAACGCACTGAATAAGAAAAAGAAAAATAAAGAGTGTTTTATAGATGATGATAATACATACATCGAGCCTAGCTGTGAATCATTTATCCAAGACATTAACAAAGAGGAAGCCTTAACTGTTTTTGAAGACTGCTTAAAAACAGAAACTGACGATAGGGTAAAAAAAATAGTTGACATGAGATATGGA